ACAAGACTTGAAGCAAAAATTATTAATGCTGAAGGAAATTATGCAGAAACAATAGCAAATGCTGCCAGAACATTAAATGTTGACCCACAAACTGGTTTTGCACCAACAGTTTGGAATGCTTGGGTCACTCACTGGACAGGTCAAGATGTTATTCAAACAACTAGAACAAGAACTGAATCTGGAGATGCGCGGCAGACTGCCGCCCTGCGGCGCTTCGGGACAGTAACAGACACCACTTTTGAGGATACTTTTAGAGAAGTAAGAGATACTGGTGTCGAAACAAGAAATGGTGTCAGAACTGTTGTAACTGAACAATTCGATAGAACTTCAGTCGGTGATAGAGTGGTTCGTAGAGATCTAATTCCTTATATGAGATCTAGAAATATTCAGTTTATTTCTAAAAAAGTAAAACCACTTACACAACTCTTTGCTTTCTTTGACGGAATTAATGTAACCAAATATTGTGTTCCAAAATTGCTTGAAATCTCCATGTTGTCTGGTGTCTTTCAGGTTGGCGAAACTGTAACTGGGTATGTTCAAGCAACAGGTCTTGGTAAGGGATCTGAAGATGTTTCTGCTAAAATAACCTTTAGAGTTGCTCAAACTAATCATAAAGAGGGTCCTTATAACACACCAAGTTCTACCTATGCACAAAATCCATACAATTCACAGATTTTACCAGAATCATATTCTTCAACTTCATCAATATTAAATATTGATACTTTCTCACTATCAAACGCACCTCAAGGTGAGTTTAGTGGACAGGTAGCACCTGGTATGATTCTTGTCGGAAAAACAAGTCAAGCTCAGGCAACAATTAGTAATGTCAGACTAATTTCTGATTTATCGGCAACACTAATTGGAAGTTACTACATTCCAAATCCAAATCTGAATATTCATCCAAGATTTGAAACGGGAACAAAAACTTTTACTCTCGTGAATGATAATACTAATGATCAAAACTTAGCAACAACAATAGCTGAAGAAACATTCACATCAAGTGGAACTCTCGAAACGGTTCAAGAAAATATTATTTCCGTAAGAAATGCTAGAATTGAAAATAAACAAGTATTTGAAGAAAGAGCCGTTGCCAGAACAACTGGAAGTCAACTTGTCAATAGTAGAGTTATCGCACAAACTCAAAGAGAAGGAATTATTGGATGGTATGATCCCCTTGCACAATCTTTCTTAGTTGATAACGAAACTGGAGTATTTTTAACAAGCTGCGATGTATTTTTTAGATCAAAAGATGATACTAATTTCCCAGTTACTTTCCAATTAAGGACTATGCAGGGAGGATCTCCAACTCAGAATGTAATTCCTTTCTCAGAGATTGTGCTTGAACCTGGAGAGATTTTTACCTCTGGTGATGGAAGTGTAGCTACAAACGTTCGATTTAAAGCTCCTATTTATTTGGAGGGTGGAAAAGAATATTGTATATGTTTAGCATCAAACTCAACAAAATATAGTGTTTATATTTCAAGAATTGGTGAAAATGATTTACTTTCTCAAACATTTATTTCTAATCAACCATATCTTGGATCACTTTTCAAGTCACAAAACGCTTCTACCTGGGAACCAAGTCAATGGGAGGATCTAAAGTTTACTCTATATAGAGCTAATTTTATTGAAGAGGGAACAGTTGAGTTTTATAGTCCTCAACTATCTGAAGGAAACAATCAAATTGCAAAACTTTTACCAAACTCTCTAAACTTTAATTCAAAAAGAGTTAGAGTAAGTCTCGCATCAACAATTAATGATTCTAATTTAACTCTGGGTAATACTATTATTCAAGTTGGAACTGGAGCTACTGGAAATTATGTTGGTAGTGCAGGCATTGCGACTGGAACACTGTCAGTAACTAATTCTGGTATTGGATACACCCCATCATCTGGTTCATCAACATATAATAATATTGCTCTTTCTAGAGTTACCGGAAATGGTTCTGGAGCCGAAGCTAATATTACCATTAATAATGGAGTTGCAATTGCAGCAACAGTTGTCAGCGGTGGAAATGGTTATAAAGTTGGTGATGTTGTTGGTATCACAACTCTAGGTTCAATTGCTGTTGGCAGAAATGCTAAGTTTACCATTGTTTCAATTGCAAATACAAATCAATTTATAATTGATAATGTTCAAGGTGATTTTGCAGTTGGCTCTGCAAACACAATTAGGTATGTAAATAATTCAGGTATAACAACTGATCTTAATGCTCTTTTAGGTGGAGGTGTTTATATTGAACAGGTTATTACAGAAAGTGATGGTCTTCATGTCAAAGTAAATCATAAAAATCATGGAATGTACTCTAATGATAACTTTGTCATAATATCTAATGCCGAATCTGATACTAATCCAACTAAATTAACAACCGCATATGCTTCTGATTCCACAGGATCAATATCAGTTGATAATGCGTCTGAGTTTACCATTTTTGAAGGAGTTGGTGTTGGAACTACAAATCCTGGATATCTTAAAATAGGAAATGAAATTATAGAGTATACTTCAGTTTCTGGAAATATTATCGGTGGTAATATTGATAGAGGTGAAAGCCCATTAAGTTATCCAGCGGGTTCTCAAGTTTATAAGTATGAAAATAATGGAATTTCTTTAAGGAGAATTAATAAAACTCACGATTTAAATAATGTTACAATTGATAATCCAGTTGATTTTGATCACTATCATATTAAACTGAACATGTCTTCAGATGGAACAGATAGGCAATCTGGCACTGGATATCAAAAGTTATATCAAAATCAAACAAAGTCTGGTGGTGGATATTCAATAAGAGCGACTCAAAATATCCCGTTTGAAATTATTACACCTGTTGTACAAAACCTAACAGTTCAAGGAACATCATTGAGTTCCGAAGTTAGAACAATAACAGGGAAGAGTATGAGCGGCAGAGAAATTGCTTTTATAGACAATGGATTTGAAACGGTTTCTGTGAATCAACCAAATTACTTATCATCACCAAGAATGATATATTCAAAAATTAATGAATCGAATAATGTAAATCTTCAAAATATTCCTGGAAATAAATCCATGAATTTAAGATTAAAACTTGACACGACTAACACATATCTATCCCCAGTTATTGATACTCAAAGAGTTAGTGCAATTTTTACAACGAATAGAGTTAATAGTGTCATAACAAATTATGCAACTGATGAAAGACCAAACTCTATATTTAGTGACCCATCAGCATTTCAGTATATTTCAAAAGAAATAACTTTAGAGACTCCAGCGACCTCAATAAAAGTAATCTTAAATGCATACATAAATTCATACTGTGACTTAAGAGGGTTTTATGCAATAGGCGAAAATCCTGGATTTGAACCAATATTTGCACCATTCCCAGGATATACAAACCTAAATTCCAGATCGCAGATTATTTTTCAAGAAGATAGTGATGGAAGATCTGATAGATATGTTACTCCATCTTCCTCTTTAGAATTTGAATCAAACCTTTTAGATTATAAAGAATATACATTTACCATAGACAACTTGCCACCATTTAGATCATATAGAGTTAAATTTATTGCAACTTCGACAAATCAAATTTATGTTCCAAGAATCAAAGATCTAAGAGTCATTTCACTAGCTTGATATGGATTACATAAAAGTAAAGGGTCATGATGGATTAATTCGTGACTCCAAAACAAATTCAATAATTAACACTAACATGTCTGAATATCAAGAATATATTTCTAGAAAAAAAGTTAAAAATGAAGAGCAACAAAAAATACAAAATTTAGAATCTGATGTTGCTACTATAAAAGATGATTTAAGCGAAATTAAATCTTTACTTCGGAGTTTAACAAATGAATCCAAATGACATAGAATTAGAAAATCTTTCAAAAAATTTTGAATATGCAAAAACTTGTATAGAAATAGATTCAATAGACGATATTGATATCCTTAGAAATATTTCCAAATCTTACATGAAATTGTATATGAAGCAACAAGAAGTTTTATCAGAGATGTTGAGTAAATCATAAATATTTTAAGAGGTAATACGAAATGTCGCAGCCAGCATCTAGAGAAGAATTAATAAGTTACTGCAAAAGAAGACTGGGAGCGCCGGTATTAGAAATTAATGTTGCTGATGAGCAAATTGATGATTTAGTGGATGATGCACTACAATTCTTTCAAGAAAGACATTTTGATGGTGTTGAAAGAATGTATTTGAAATATCAATTATCACAAGAGGATATCGATAGAGGAAAAGCAAAGAATACTGTTGGAGTTGGAATCGTAACTACAAATGCAACTTCTACAAGTATTAGTGGATATGGGACAACAATTTCTAAGTTTTATGAAAATTCTAATTTTATTCAAGTTCCAGATTCAGTAGTTGGTATCGAAAAAATATTTAAATTTGATGCCAGTTCTATTTCTGGTGGAATGTTTAGTATTAAATATCAATTATTTTTAAATGATTTATATTACTTTAATTCAGTTGAACTTTTGCATTACACAATGGTTAAACGATATTTAGAAGATATTGATTATTTGTTAACAACAGACAAGCAAATAAGATTTAATAAGAGACAAGATAGATTATATTTAGATATAGACTGGGCAGCGCAAACTGCTGGTGATTTTATTGTAATAGATTGTTATAGAATTTTAGATCCAAATACTTTTACAAATGTTTATAATGATAGTTTTTTAAAATTATATCTAACCTCTTTAATTAAAAAACAGTGGGGGCAAAATTTAATTAAATTTCAGGGGGTAAGACTTCCTGGAGGTGTAGAACTTAATGGAAGGCAAATTTATGATGATGCTCAAAGAGAATTAGATTCCCTTATGGAAAAAATGTCTAATAATTATGAACTTCCGCCATTGGATTTTATTGGATAATCTTTATGCTAAATCCATTTTTTCAACAAGGTTCAAAAACCGAACAAGGGTTGATACAGGATTTAATCAACGAACAGTTGAGAATATATGGTGTTGAAGTTTATTATTTACCAAGAAAATATATAACTGAAAAAACAATCTTAAGAGAGGTAATAGAATCTAAATTTGATGATGCATATCCAATAGAGGCATACGTTCAAAATTTTGATGGTTATAATGATAACACCACAATTTTATCAAAGTTTGGTATTCAATCAACTCAAGAAATAACACTAATAATTTCTAAAGAAAGATATGAAGAGTATATTTATCCGTTAATTGAAAATAAAGCAAACATAAAATTATCAACTAGACCAAAAGAAGGTGATTTAGTTTATTTTCCACTTGGAGATAGATTATTTGAAATTAAATTTGTTGAACATGAAAAACCATTTTATCAACTTCAAAAAAATTATGTTTATGAGTTAAGATGTGAACTGTTTAGATATGAAGATGAAATTATCGACACAGGTATTGACGAAATTGATGATACTTTAGAATCAATAGAGGGTGCTGATGGTGAAAGTATTTTAGTCGGAAGAACTCAAACACTAACGTTAATCGGTGCAGGATCGACCGCTACAGCTACATCGGCAATTGTAAATGGTGGAATAAGATTAATAACGGTCAATAATAGAGGTGGTGGTTACATAACCACACCAAGAGTTGCTATTTCTTCTGCTCCCACTGGAGGAGTCACTGGAGTAGCGACAGCTGTAATGATTAGTGGGATTGTTGCATGTACTGACAATGTAAATCCACTAGCAAAGTCTGTACAATCTGTGCAGATTGTCAATGCAGGATCTGGATATACTGTTGCTCCAGGAATTCGTTTTATTGGTGGTGGAGGAAGTGGTGCTGCGGCAACTGCAATAATAGGAAGTGGAATAATTGGAGTGGTAAATTTAACCTCTGGTGGATCTGGATATTCAACATCACCATCAGTAACATTTACAAATCAAATTTTCCAAACGGGAGTTGCCACAGTTGCGGCGGCAGCAACTGCAATAGTTAGTGCAGCAGGAACCATAACCGCAATAAGAATTACAAACGCTGGTCTTGGATACAGTACTGCACCAACTGTAGTTGTTTCTTCTCCATTTAGTTCAGGCATAGGCACGTTTACCTTTAATGAGACTGTGACTGGTAGCACAAGTGGTACAACGGCAAAGGTAAGAGAATGGAATTCCACTACAAATCAACTTAAAATTTCAAATGTTAATGGTTCCTTTATTGCCGGAGAAACAATTGTTGGGGCAGCTTCAAGTGCTTCATATCAAATAAGGAGTATTAATACAGATATTAATGATGATGGATATTCTGATAATACAAGCATTGAATCAGAAGCAGATAACATTTTAGACTTTAGTGAACATAATCCTTTTGGAAATCCCTAAATATAAAATAATAAGGATTACACATTCATAAACTGGGTAGAACAAATGTTTGAATATTTTTATCACGAAATCCTAAGAAGAACTGTTATTGCTTTTGGTACTTTATTTAATAATATATCAATACAACATTTAAGTAGTTCAAATCAAGTAACAAGCGTTATAAAAATACCTCTTGCCTATGGTCCTACTCAAAAATTTCTTGCCCGTTTAGAGCAGTCTCCCGATTTAAATAAATCAACGGCAATTACACTACCTAGAATGTCTTTTGAGTTTACTGGATTAGTTTATGATCCAGCGAGAAAAGTATCTACAACTCAAACTTTTACTACAAAAGATCCCACAAACGGAACAGAAATAAAAAAAGCATTTATGCCTGTTCCATATAACATGCAATTTGAACTTAGCATCATGTCAAAATTAAATGATGATGCTCTTCAAATCATAGAACAAATTTTGCCATATTTTCAACCTTCATATAATTTGACGGTAGAATTAGTTGATTCAATTAACGAAAAAAGAGATATTCCAATTGTTCTCGAAAATATTACAATGCAGGATGATTATGAAAATAATTTCACAACAAGGAGAGTTCTTCTCTATACTTTGAGATTTACTGCAAAAACCTATCTGTTCGGACCTGTTTCTTCTGCTACCAAAGATACTATCAAGCAAGTTTCTATCAATTATCTTACGGGGGTTAGCAGAGATAACACTACTAGAGAGGTTATTTTTACTACAGAACCTAGAGCAATTAAGAATTATACAGGAATAGTTCTTACCAATTTAGCGAAAGATATATCCACCACTGATACATTAATTACAGTAAATAACGCTGCCTCTATATCCACAAAAACTTATTTGGATATAGAAGGTGAAGAGGTCTTTGTAAAATTAAAATCTGGCAACATATTAACAGTGGAGAGAGGAAAAGATGGCACAACTATAACATCTCACTTAATTGGTGCAGAAGTGAAGTCAATCACGACTGCTGATAACGCACTTATAGAAAGTGGTGATGATTTTGGATTTAGTGGAACTACAACATGAAAATGACAAAAAAATTCGACGAATTAAACGACGCTTTTAATGTTGAAAGTGAAATAATATCTACAGAAAAAACAAAAACTACTAATAAAATAGAAAAAATATCATCTAATGTTGATGATATTAAAAAAGACTATGAATATACTAGAGGGAATCTATATTCTATCATAGAAAAAGGACAAGAAGCAATAAATGGAATACTTGAATTGGCACAGGAAAGTGAAATGCCAAGAGCTTATGAAGTAGCTGGTCAACTAATTAAAAATGTTGCTGATGCCACAGATAAATTAATGGATTTACAAAAAAAATTAAAAGATGTGGAGGGAGAAAACCAATCAAAAGGACCAACAAACGTTACCAACGCTTTATTTGTTGGATCTACCGCAGAACTAGCAAAACTAATCAAACAGCAATCCAAAAATGAAAACGTTTAAACAGTTTCAAGAAGATTGGACGAATAAATATAAAAAGAGTATTGATTGCTCGAATCCAAAAGGATTTTCTCAACGCGCTCATTGTGCAGGAAGAAAAAAAAGAGCAAAAGGTGAAAGCACTAAGTCAAAACCAGTTGAATGAA